AGGAGATGAGAGAGTTAGATATCAAAGGTTCATTTGAATCAGATGATGAAGTTGGTGTGGTTTTCAAAGAGTTAAAAGATACTATTGAAAAATATAAAAATAATTTATAAAAAAATATGCCAAGACCTAGAAAAAAGAAATCAAAAATATATTTTGGTACTCCTGCTCAAGAAGCTATCATTGAATACAATGCTAGTACTGACCCAAAAGAGAGAAATAAAATATATAAAGAAAGAATACAATTTCCATTTGAAAAGTTAGCAGAAAATATTTTAAATACATTCAAGTTCTCATACTTTGATGTATCTAAAGAAGATGTTAAGAAAGAAGTGGTATCGGTATTGGTACAAAAGATTCATATGTTTAAACCTGATAAAGGTAGAGCATTCTCATATTTTTCAATTGTAGCTAAGAATCACCTAATCTTACAAAACAACGGAAACTATAAACGTTATAAGAAAACGGCACTACTTTCTCAGATGCCCGAAACTTGGAATCCTGAAAATGATTTTAACCACGAACAACAAGGAGATGAATTTAATGAATTCAAAGAACTAATGTTAGCATATTGGGATAAGAATCTTACAAAAGTATTTGTAAAGAAAAGAGATATTCAAATTGCAGACGCTATCTTAGAATTATTCAGAAGAAGTCAGTATATAGAAAATTTCAATAAAAAACATCTCTATCTTTTAATTAGAGAAATGACAGATTGTAAAACACATTACATTACAAAGGTAGTTAATGTTATGAAAACTCATCAGAAGCGAATGCTAAATGAATATTTAGACCATGGTGAAATATCTGATAACAATGATGAAGATGAATTCTTTACTTACTAAAGTAACTCCACTCTAAGCACAAATAAAATCCACTTTTTTCTTTATTGATATTTATATATAGAATAATAATCTATATAAGTATGTCAACAGATTTCGAATTATTCCCAGGTAAAAACCTTAGTGGGTTATTTGAGGATATATACAATAATCAGCTAAATAAAAAGAAACACATTTCAGAGGTAATTTTTGAAATGAGAAAAATGATTAGTCATAAAGGTGATATGGGAATTCTAGGCCCGGTCATAAAAGATTTAATCGACACATCAGTTCGTAACGATGACCAATTAGTTAAGTTAGCAACTATTGCACAAAGAATTATTGCATCAAGTCAAAAATCAGAAGGTGATACTGGTTTCCTTACCGATAAAGAAAGAGAACAACTCCTATCTGAAGTTGAATCAATTCAAGATGAAGTTGCAAAGTTAGATGATATCCAAAACGATATAGAAGAGGTTAAACAAAAAATAGAAAGCTAAGATGAGTTTTTTCGGTGGAAATTTAATTTGGAATGTAGCTAAAAAGGCGGCATCTGCTATTGTTAATAAATCTTCTGATGATTTGGCAATAGTATATTCTGTTATATTAGATGAGAATCACCCAAAAATAAAATCAGGAGAGCTAACCGTAGCAGATGTTGGGTCAGTTGAATGTAGATTATTAAATGATATTACCGGCGAAAGTTTATTGATAGCTAGACCATTAGATTCCACTGTAACAATACTTCCGATTAGAAATCAAACTGTATTTGTACAAAAATTAGGAAGTGGTTATGTATATACACAAATATCAAAAGGATTCTCACCAAACATATCAGATACCGATAATTCGATATCTACTTTATTTGATGAAAGACAATCTGCCGCAGCTAGTGGTAATAAAGCAGAAGGATATTCAAATGTAAGTAGTACTGGTATAGCTCGTTCAAATACATCTGATGTTAATGATTTTGATGGTTATGGTGATTACTTTACTGCAGAAGAGGGTATTCATAAATTAAAATTATATGAGGGTGATGTGTTGTTCCAAAGTAGATTTGGTCAATCTATAAGACTTAGTGGATATAATAATAGTGAGAACAAATTTTTCCCTACATTAACAATAAGAAGTGGTGAATCTCCTGAAAATAGGAAAAAGGATTCTGATGTATTGGTGGAGGAAAATATAAATGAAGATGGTAACATTATATTTTTAGGTAGTGGAGAAAAATTATTAGAATGGACTCTTCCTACTACTAACGCAAAAGAATCATTTTTTAATTATCCAACTGAATTAAAAGGAAATCAAATTCTACTTAGTTCAGATAGAATTATTCTTTCAGCAAAAACATCAGAAATGATATTTGCCAGTAAGAAAGATATGGGGTTTATAACCGATGGTCAATTTTCAATAGATACTACCAAAGGTATAAATGTAACAGCTGACGATAATATTTATTTTGACATTAAGGGTAATCGTGATTTTCAAATTACCACTAGTGGTGGTGGTTCAATCGCATTAGGTAGTACTAATAGGTTTGAGTTAGAACCAGCCGTAAAAGGCAAAACATTGGTTAAGTTACTATCTGAGTTTATGTTAATAGTTGCTCAACAAATATTTGTAACTCCGGCTGGCCCATCTGCACCTGGCCCAACAAATAACCCTAAAATAAATAAAATACATAGTGAACTAAATAATATTCTAAGTAGTAATGTACAAATAAAATAATATGGGATTAGGAGATGATATAGGTAATATGGCAAGTGAAACTGCTGGTGGTGTGGTTGATGCAGCAAGTGATGTTGTAGGTGGTGTAACTGATACAATTGATGATGTTACTGGTGCTGTTGGTGATATGGTCTCATCAATACCAACTGAACTACCACCATTACCTGAATTACCTGAATTACCTGAGATACCAAAGTTACCTAAAATTCCAAAGATATCATTACCAAAGTTACCACCTCTACCTGAGTTTAGACAAAAGGAGTTTAAAGAAAATCCTAAATTTAAGAAAAAGGGTTTACCTAAGATACCAGAAGTTCCTTCATTAGAACTTCCACCAGTGCCTGAGTTACCTGAGTTGCCAGAATTACCAGCAATACCAGAACTACCAAACTTACCGGAAATACCAGAAATACCTAATATTCCATAAAATGTCTTGGTCACTATTTAAAAGAAATATATTAAGGAAAACAAATCCAATTAATAACCCATCTTTAAATGTTAATACTGTGGCAACTATTTGGGCAGATGAATATGATGCGGTAGTAAAGAGAGGAAGGGATTTATTAAATTTAGAATCGGTTCAAACAGGTAATAAGGAATTAGCTAAGGCACTTTTTCAAATCGCATTACTAAAGGGTTTAGCAACTCCACCTGGTGTAGATTTTTCATTAGTAAATGAATTCGGTAATGGTGTTAAGGCATATTGGATGGGAGCACAAATGAATCCATTCCCAATACCACTAATTCCAGCACCAGGTACAATACAAAATATAGTAGTTAATTCAAATATAGCAACAAATCCTGGCACATGGCCAATGTATCCACCATTGAAACCTGCTAGTAAACAAGTTATAATGGTTAATATGTTTATCTTAGCAGCAACGGTACATTTATTTAGTGTAGGTGGTATTATACAAACAACATCATTGTATCCATCGGCACCATCACCAATACCATCACCTGCTATTATATCTTGGACTGCATATCTAATACCACCAAATATACCAATACCAAATATTAACTTCCCATCATCGGATGGTAGTGAACCACCGGTATTAGAACAAGTGGTTGATGATAGTGTTACTACATTAACACCAACTCCACAATATGTTGATAACGATGTAGATATATTAGGTACTCCGATATTAAAGGATGTTATAGAAGAGACTATACCAGATGATGTAATTGATGAAGAAATGGAAAATATTCTGCCTGATTTCATATCACAATTAGAAATGGGTGGAACAAAGTGTGAATAAAAATCAAAAAAGAATAAAACAAATATTTATATAGAAAGGAAAACATTACAATAATGGATACTGACAAATTAGTAAAAGCAATACAAATAATAGTTAAGGAGGAAATCAAAGTGATTCTTCCTACGCTAGTTAAAGAGGGTGTAAAGAAAGAAATGGCAAAGTTGTTAAAAGAAAACAAACAACTTAAAAAGGCTATTACACCAAAACAACCTACATTTATGGATGAGGTGGTTTCTGAAAAACCTATACAAACAGATAAAAAGTTTAGCAATAACCCTATATTAAATGAAGTGTTACAACAAACAACTCCATTTAGTAATTCTAATACACCATCTTATGCTGGTGCACCAACTGAGGTATCATCTAATACAATGAAGTTTGATTCAAACTCAACTCATACATTGGGTGCTCAAAGTATAGCACAAAAAATGGGATATGGTGATATGCAAGGAGGAGTTAAAAAACAAGGGTTAGGAGTTACAACTGGATTAGCAGGTTTAGATAGAGTTTTGAATAGAGATAATTCAGAACTTATTAAAGCTATGGATAAAAAAAGTAATGGTAACTGGAGACCAGGAATGTAATATAAATTATGGCAGTTGAGTTAGGAAGAAAAATCGTTAAAGATACTAAAGCATTTTCAAGTTATGCTATTGGTGTTACTTTACCATTAACTTTTGGTGAAAATACTTTCGAGCAATCTTTCCAAACCAAAGACCAAGTTAAATCAAATATTAAAAATCTTCTACTTACTAAAAAGGGGGAACGTATTTTACAACCCGAATTTGGTAGTGGTTTACAATCATTATTATTTGAACAAAATGTAAATGATTTAGAAGGTAGAATAGAAGATACTATAAACGAAAGTTTAGAACAATGGTTACCATATGTTACGGCAGAAGAGATTGATATTGAATCAACTGATGAATTGAGAGATAACAATAAACTAAACGTTTCAATTAAATTTAGAATAGGAGATGACATTAATTTAGAAACTCTAACATTCACAGTACAGGCATAATACGATATGGCAATAACAAAAACATCAAAAAACTTTAAGAACAAAGGTAAGGATATAAAATATCTTAACAAAGATTTTAGTGCGTTTAGAGGTAATCTAATCGAGTTCGCTAAAACGTACTTCCCAAAAACATATTCTGATTTCAACGAATCATCACCTGGTATGATGTTTATTGAGATGGCATCTTATGTGGGTGATTCACTTTCATATTATGTAGATGATACATTAAAAGAATCTTTAATGGTTCATGCTGATGATATTGAGAATGTAATAGCACTTTCACAATACTTAGGATATAAACCAAAAGTATCTTCACCATCGGTAACAACACTTTCAGTTTATCAATTAGTACCATCAATAGGTAGTGGTGGTGATAACACATTTGATTCTACATATTTCTTACGAATAAAAGAAGGTATGAGATGTGAATCAACAAATGGGGTACAATTTATCACACAAGATGTTGTAGATTTTTCCGATGAAAGAGAAAGAGAAATTACAATATATCAAAGAGATGGTGTAAGTGGAGAAGCTTCATTTTACTTAGTTAAAAAACAAGTACAAGCAATATCTGCAGAATTAAAAACAGAGGAAGTTTCATTTGGTGCATTTAAAGAATTCCAAAGTATTGAATTGAGTGATACTAATATTATAGATATCTATGATGTAAGAGATTCGGATTCAAATAAATTTTATGAAGTTCCTTATCTAGCACAAGAATTGGTATTTACTGATTACCCAAATACTGAAAACAATGACCCTGATTTATTTCAATTTAAATCAACAACTCCATATATTTTAAATACATTAAAAACATCTCGTAGATTTGTTAAGCAAGTAAATCCAGATAGTACAACAACTATTCAGTTTGGTAGTGGAGACCCAACAGTTAGTGAAGAAACAATTATTCCTTCATTTAAAAATGTAGGATTAGGATTACCTAATTCAATTTCTAAATTAGAAGAATCATTTGACCCAACTAACTTTTTGAAAACTAAAACATATGGAACATCTCCATCTAATACAACTATGACTGTAAAGTATTTAGTTGGTGGTGGTGTTGAATCAAATGTTAAGAAAGGAACAATTACACAAATCAACGGAGTAGAGTATGAAGAAGATATTGATTTATTTACAGCAGCACAATTAGGATTATATAATGCAGCTAAAAACTCAATAGCAATTGATAATGAAGTACCTGCAACTGGTGGTAAGGGTGGTGATACTATTGAAGAGATTAGACAAAATGCATTAGCAAACTTTGGTTCTCAGAATAGAGCAGTAACATCAAAGGATTATCAAATAAGAGCTTTATCAATGCCAACCAAATTTGGAGCTATTGCAAAAGCATATGCTACTTCGGATGGTACATTAGATAATAATTCACCCTCTTCTATTCTAGCTTCACCACAGGTTCTTAGAGAGTTTACTGAGTTGGTTGATGGGTTTGTAAATAGAGAAGAGGGAGCAGGAGAGGTTGATAAACAACTTATCCAAGATGAAATCAGAAAATTCTTAGTTGGTAAAACTTCTAATGATAATGAAAAGAATAATCCATTTGCTATTAATCTTTATCTATTAGGATATGATTCAAATAAAAAATTATCAACTCTTAATAGAGCAATAAAAGAAAACTTAAAAACATATTTAAACGAATATAAAATTCTGACAGATGGTATAAACATTAACGATGGTTTTATAATCAACATAGGACTTGAGTTTGAAATAGTAACACTAAAAAATTACAATAAGAGTGAAGTACTATCAGAGTGTATATCTGAATTAAAAGAATATTTCGATATAGATAGTTTTACATTTAATAACACAATTAACATTTCAGAATTGGAATTAATCATAGCAAATGTTGATGGAGTTAGTTCCGTTCCTAAATTAAAGATTGTAAATAAGTGTGGAGGTCAATATGCACCAAACACATACAATATAGAAGCGGCAATAAAGGATAAGGTTTTATACCCATCTTTAGACCCATCGGTTTTCGAAATTAAATTTCCAGATTCGGATATAAAAGGAAGAGCAAAATAATGGCACACTATTTTCTAACAGCATCAAAGGATGCATCGGTTTACCTACAACAACCTGACCAAAACGCTGGTTTAGATGAGGTATTGGAGGTAAGTAAGGTTTACTATGGTGGAGTTAAAGATGTATCAAGAGCACTTCTTAAATTTGAAACTAATGGGTTCTCATCATCACTATCTAATGGTAGTGTTGGTTTTGAAGAAGCCAAACTTATATTAAAAGAAACTGAATCAGAAGAAGTACCATTAGAATTTAATATTAACATATATCCAGTTTCTCAAAGTTGGGAAATGGGTAAAGGTACTAGATTTGATAATATAGAAACTGCTGGAGTAACTTGGAATTATAGAGAAGGTGATTCATCACTTAGATGGGTGAACAATGTGGTAGGTGGTAATATTGTATTTGCTACTAACACAACTGGTTCTTTTGCTGGTAGAGGTGGAGTATGGCATTCGAATCTTAGTAGTTCTAAATCATTTACATATAAGACCGAAGATATTGATGCTGATATAACTACAATTTTCCAAAGTTGGTTAAGTGGTTCAATTCAAAACGAAGGATTGATAGTAAAGCACGAAAATTCATCTGAAGAAGATACAAATGATTATGGTATCTTAAAATTCTTTAGTAAAGAAACAAACACAATACATCAACCAAAGGTTAGAATAGGATGGGATGATGTATCATTTTCAACTGGTTCATTGACTGAACTAACATCGGAAGAAATAAAAGTTGGAATTAGAAACTTTAAAAAACATTACAAAGTAAATACAACACCTAAGTTGAGAGTAGTTGGTAGAGATTTGTATCCTACAAAAACATTCTCATCTACGGCACAATATGGTATTAGTAAATTTTTACCAACAACATCATACTACCAAATATGTGATTATCATTCAGGTGAGATAATTATTCCATTTAGTAATTACACAAAATTAAGTTGTGATGCCGATGGTAACTATTTCAATTTGAATTTATCTAATTGGGAAGTTGATAGGGTGTACAATATAGAATTTAAGATTAATATTGGTGGAGTTGATTATTTCTTTGATAACGATTATACATTTAGTTTAATTTCATAATAACAAATGAAGAATAGTGGATTAAAAAACGAGGCACAAGTTGCTAAGATATTTGTAAGTGGTTCGGATGCATTACCACAAACAAATGGCACCGGTGTTCGTTTATTTAAAGAATCTGATTTAACCGATGGTATTATAAGTGGTAAATTAACAAGACCTAAATATAATACAAAAGAATTAAAGAAATCAGTTGATACCACTATATTTGAGCTTCTACCAAATGATGCACCCATTGGACCACCAATGGTTCTCCGTTCAATTTACGAAGATGCATTAAAAAGAATAGATGATTTAAATGCTCTGTTAGAAAGATTAAATATTACAATTGGTGAGAGAGATGCAACAATAGCAGAATTGCAAAGTATTATAGACCAACTCAGAATTGAATTAGAGAATGAACAATTAAAGGCAAATATAGCAACTCAGCAAAGTGAAATATCAAATGTACAAATTGGTGAAACAACAATTGATTTACAAAATGCAATACAAAATTCAATTAACGAGGCAATTGCAAGAGTATCCTTAACTGCCAGAGTTGAGGCACTATTACAAGAAAACGAATCATTAAGAGAACAACTATTTGGATTGGCTGCTCAAACTGCAGAAGGTGCTATTAGTGGTGGTGATAATGGATTTACTGTTAAGGTAAATAATGGAGATGGTGATGCAGGACAATTATCAGCAGACTTATATGCTAAGTGTAGTGCTAAAGATGCGGGTTCTCGTAAAATGACAAATACATTAGAGGTAAGTAACGTAACTACTGATAATAAAATAACTAATATTGCATTTGTATTTGATGGAGACCCTAAGTGGTTTACAGTAAAAGCAGGAGCAAGTTCAATCGAACCTGAAACTTCTGAAACATATCAATGTAATTTTGATAATGAAGTAATTGGTACATCTAAGAAAAAGGGAATAAAACCAAGAAGAAGAACAATTGGTTGGAAGGGAAAAGCTACAAACTATACTAAATTGGCACTAAAAGTTAAAGTTACATTTGCAGATGGTAGTACGGATGAAGTAAATATATCAACGGATTTAAGAAAAAATAGAGGTTAATAATGGCAATTAAAACATTTAAAGAAATAATAGATAATAAGGGTTATCGAATCTCTACTAAAGATAGAGAAATATTCGAAGAAGGAACTCTACAATCATTTTTCGGATTCTCTGATTCTGATATGATTGAATTTATTGTTT